CTACTTCTAGTATTGCTTCTAAGTATTCTACTCTACTTTCTAATGCTTCTATTCTAGCGTTTAAAAAGTCTATTGTCGTTGGGGTTGCTGCTCGTTTTACATCTTCAAAGTGTGTCATAGCTATTCTGTAAAGTAATCAAAAGGACTAGATAACCTACCACAAAAAGTGTTTAAGTCTAATATACTACCGTACTTTAGTTCAGTAACGTATTGTGTTGTTTCTAGTTCATCGCTTAGTTTTGCTATTAAGTGTGGGTACTCTAAATTCGCTACACTTAATTTGTCTTTGTACACGGGGTGTAATCGTTCTAATAAATTCATTTGTTATATGTTTTAATTAATGATAAGCAAATATAACAAAATATATTTTTAATAAACAAATTTTAAACAAACTTTTTTTTGAACACAAAAAAACCACCCTTTTATAGGTGGCTTAATCGTCTGTTAAAAACAGCATTAAAGAAAACAATAACAAAAAATCAGTTGGTTACACAAATATAATATTTATTAGCGTATTAAGTAGATAATGTTTTTAGGACTTATTAACTAAAAATTTTGTTTATCTTTTAGTTCTTGTAGTTTAGTCTTGTAAGTTTCAAATATTTCTAACCATTCAGGGTCTGTTAGTTTTAGTACCCCTCTAGATTTTTGTAGTAGTTCATCAGCTAAATCACTTCCTAAAGCTATTGAGTATTCGTACTGTCTACCATATTCAAACCTATTACACTTTCTACATTGTGCGTGTACGTTCCTTTCGTCGTACCTAGTTATTAAGTGTTGTCTACCAATAAAGTGTCCTGCATCTGTTTCTGTGAAGTGTACTTTTTTACCGCACGATATACAATTACAATATCCTGTATTGTTATTAGCATCTCTTCGCCTTATATACTCGTGAAATGGTTTATCTATTTTATTCTTCCAATATTTTAAAGTTTTCTTTTTTTTTGCCATTTGAATACACTTCAGATATCTTATATTTATTATTATATTTTTATTTATCTATTTATTTAGAAATATATTTATATCTATATATTTAGAAAACACTTTTTTATAATAAATGGTACAAAGTTATATATTTATTTTTAATAAAAAAAAGAAAAAATTACTTTTTCCAATGTTTAGTTATTTTTTCAGCAGAACGCATACCGAAATAACCACCATAAACCAATAATAAAAGTGAAGATAAAAGGTCTATCCAATTACTATCTATTTTAAAGCCCTCTAAAGAACTATCTAATATAATATATATAAATAGTGTAGCGGTTAAAAAAGCAAGCGTTAAAGGTCTTATATTGCGTGTTAAATAGCTTTCTGTTTGGTTATCACTTACCCACCGCTTTGTGGTTTCTTGCATTTCTAACATATCGTGTCTAAGTTCTTCTAGTAGAATTTCTTTATCCGTTTCTGTTAGTTGTGTGCTACCCTCTATTTGTTTGCTTAATTCCTTTAGACTTTCAATACCTGTTATGCTACCTGCAGCATCTAATATACTAGGTGCTATGTTTTTACCCTGTTTAACAAGCCATCTAAGGGCATCGCCTACTCTAGTAGTTCCGTTTTTATCTTTGTATTTAGGCATAGTTATTTATTTGAATAGTCCCACCTTGCACGAGTTTTGCGTATATCGTAATGTACAAACGTATCATAAAGACCTAAACCGCCTTGTAACATTACACCAAAATCTATTAAATCTTCTATAATAGCATAAACCTCAATAGGTTTTAAACTCTGTATTGTAATATCTGCAGCTTTGCCTAATAAGTGTTGTGAAGTTTTTGAGCCCCCTATCTTTGCATTGTGTTCAAGACATCTATAAGCACTATTAATTTTTATAGGTCTACCTGTATAATCTCTAAGCGTTTGTAATTGTCCTGCTAATTTTATAACATTCTCATAAACCTCTAAAGGCATTTCACACCCACACTTACACTCAAACTCTTTTATTTTAAAGTTCTTTGTCATTAGACTTTTTTTTCTTGTACGTTTCGTATATCTTTTGAAACGTGTATATAATAGAAGCTAGTAGAAGAATAATCTTTAAACTATTTTCTACTGCAGTAAAACTAACCCCTAAACTTATGGCATTAAAAAAAGCTATCTTCAAATCTTGTACACTCATTACATTTTATTTTCTAAATAATCTACACCATAAAAGTTGTGTAAAGGCTCTCCACTTGGTGTTACTGCATAGCTCTTCCAACCGTATGGGTGTTCTTCTATACCATTCCATACTACATCTATTAAGTATTTTTCACTTAGTACAGTTTCTTTAATTACATTACCCTCTGCATCAGTTTCCCCCTCTTCTATTACTTCTCTTCCAAGTCTTACTATTGCGTGGCTGTGCGTTGGGTATTCATTTCCGTTTTCATCAGTATCCACCCCTAAACCTTTTATTTTAGTTTCTGCTTGTTCCTCGCTATCAAAAATATATTTGCCTACTTTTATCATAGTGTTGTTAATTCTATTGCTTCTGCTTCTGTTAATACTCTGTCGTAAACTCTTGTATCGTAAACTTTGCCCTCAAATAAATTTGCAGTTCCTGTTCTATTGCTAAAGTTAAGTCTATCCATTCCACTTGGTACAGTAGCAATTGTATCACTACCTACCAAAACACCATTTATAAAAAACTTATATTCATTTTCTTTAAAAGTAACTGCTATTTTATTTCGTTGGTCAAACGTTAAATTTAAAAAACTACTTACACCACCACTAGAAAATACTCTAACTTGTGTACCATAACTTTGAAATATAAGTATAAGTTTGTTACTATCACTTCCATCACTTAAGCCTATTGTAGTTTGGTTTCCACTATTATAAACATAACTATCTACAAAAAAAGTACCCTCTGTAATATTAAATAAATCACTATCTCCACCATTTAAACACTCGTCTTTTAATCTTGTTACTGCACTTGCTTCTGTTTTTATATAGCTTGTAGGGTAGCTTCCTTGTTCCATTTGACCTCCCCATAAATAAAAAGAATTTGAAGTATTACCAATATAACCGGCTGCACGACTAGACGTTGATGTTGGAATGCCGCACAAAATAATTCTACCACTTGTTGTGCTTGTTGCTTCTAAAGTTAGTGAAATTCTATACCAACCATTACCAAAATCTTTTATTCTTGCATCAGCATTATCTAAATTTCTTACTATTTCGCCATTCAATATATCAAAGTTTACATAAGTTAAATCAAAACTTGTACTTCCGGCCAATTGTAAATATTGAATATTATTATACTTAACAAAAAAACTTATAGTATAGTCATTGCCACTTGTTACGCTTGTATTTTGATATAAAAACCTATTGCTATTATCTACAGTTTCAAAGACCTCATCAGCGGTTAATGTCCCACTTGGTGATATTATTGCATCAGCAGATATTGTAAATCTTGTTTTAGTCCAATAAGTAGGTGGTTGGTCGTACTCTTCAGAATAACCAAAAAGATTTGTCCGTTGTGGCTCTAAAAGTAAACTAGGGCAGTTGCTATTTAACCAATCTAATCTTGGAACATCTGTAAAGGTTTCTACTCTTTTAGTTTCTGTTGTACCCTCTGTTTTTATGTAATCAGATAAAGCACCCTCACTAACCATAGCACCCCATAAATAAAACCCATCAATATTGTTTCCTGTCCAATTACTTGAATTGTTTTTATATAGTGTAAACCTTATAATTGCCGACGATGATGTTGGCGTTCCGGTTATAGATAACCTTAACCAACCATTGCCAAAATCTTCATATTCATAATCGCCAATAGGCGCTTGAAATGTTGTTAATGTATTTAAATCAAATCTTAATCTGCACCAATTTGTATATGGACTTGAACTTTGAGCCGCCAACAATTCTATTTGTGTGACTTCATCTTTTTTAACAAAAACCGACAATGTTGCCTTACTCGATGTAGACAAACCGGTTGCAACGTCTTGAACGTAATGATTTCCTGTTGAAGTATTTGCAACAATTTTATCTGCACTATTTGTGCCATCAGGTGCAAGTATATCATTTGCAGTAACAGTAGAATTGCTTTTAGTCCAAACAGAATTATCAAACTCTTCGCTTCTTATTTGCAAGTTAGTAATACTGCCAACAGTTTTAGCTTCCTCTATTAAACCATCTTTGCGTACTCTTGTACCTATTGACTGTCTTGTAAAATCAAAATCTCCACTTGCATCATTAGGTAAAATAGAATATACTTTACCACTTTTATATCCGCTTGGAATTAGTGCTAATTTAGGTTTACTCATTATCTTTCTGTTAAAATTACTGTGCTATCTACATAACGCCATATACCATTAGACTGCCAACGTACCCATATTTTATCATCTGCATTTACAGAAATAGTTTCAGCAAAATCAAAAGTTAAGCGCATATTTTCACTTGGTGTATAAGTTAAAGTACTAGTACCTATTTGTGTTAAGTGGTCGTTCTTGTAAATTCTTACTGTTGCACTCGTTCCTGTAGGTGTACCATAACTGCTATATTTATTTGCAGTCATTGTAACACTTGTTACATAAGCATTAAAAGAAATAGGAATACTGCCATAAGCATAAGGAAAGGCTGTACTCGCACCGCCTTGATACAAAGTATAATTACCTGTACCACCTAAATAGTGCCTACGATTAAAAGCTACCTTATCTTTGTGTACAGGGTTTGCTTCTTTAAGCCTGTTTATTTTATTACTATGTTTAGCTTTTACTATCTTACTTAGCATCTTTTTTGTTTCTGCTTATAATATCACTATAAAACCTTTTAGCTTCTTTTTCGCTTTTAGTTTCTATATAGTTTTTTAGTTTGTTTAGGTTTGTTTGTTTTACCTTATACCTCATAAAACCCACCCATTAAAAGTTGTATCTGTATCAGGGCTTATATCTTCGTTTGTGTTACTATTGTATTCAGGAAACAAATTATTGTTAAAACATAAATAGTCTACTAGTCTAGTGCTATAATAGTTTGCGTATTCTCGTGCCTTAGCTACTAAATAATCTACTTCGTTCTTATCTACGTTTTGAGCAGTTTCTGAACTATGTTTAAGTACAGATTTGTTTGTAATCGTATATGCTGCAAATGGTATATAATTCATTTGACTAAACCATATTAAACAAGGTTGCACATAAGTATTAACCAACGTTAAATAATCGCCTGTTAAGTTATCTGCAATTATATCTTCGCTAATTTTGTTGTATAAATCTGTACCTAACAAATTTTGTATATCTATTTGCTGTGCTACCTTTACAAATTGTAGCATCTTATCTATATCAACGTTGCCATCAATAATAGAATTTTTTTTAAGGTCTTGTGTACTTATAAATAATGCTGTTGCCATACTAATTTTTAAATCCTATTTTATTCCAATATTCAGCAGTATAACCTTTATACTTCATATCTTTAGGTGCAACAGGTACTTTTTGTGCATTAGCTTCGGGTTTAAACCCTCTTTTTTTTGCTTCTGTTGTACTTATTGCATCGCCTAAACTCTTTGCACCCTCTTTGCGTACATACGTTTTTCTAAACCATTTGTGGTTACATCTCGCACCGCCTTTGTAAAGCCATATAGAGTATGTATCACTACCACCCTTACCAAAACCTGCATTTACAGCTTTATTCTCCATAGCAACTATATCTTCTTTACGATATACTTTTTTAGCACTTACCATTTTAGAACAGAATTGTCTAGACGTTGCTTTAGTTCTTGCAGGTGCGTACATATAGCGTACTAGAAATTCTTTACCCTCTTCTTTTGTTTGTCTGCTTGTACCATCTTGTTCACTTTCTCTATAAGGCTTTGCGCTTCCTGTACTTACAAACTCCCAAATCTTAGACAATAAACTTTTATCTTCTTCTTCTTTTTTGTTTAAGTCGCTTACTACTTCGTCTAGTTCTGCTTCGTGTTCATAGTTTACCTCTCGTTCATCTATAACCTCAAACTCGTTTAGTAGTTCTTCTTCGTCTTGCCCTAAATCTATTAACGCATCTGCAATATCGCTACCTAATTCATCAGGTAAATCGTGACTAAGTTTTACACCTGTTTCTTCTTCTCGTGTTTCTTCGTCTACTACGTTTTCTAAGTCTGTAAACTCTAGCGGTTGTAACGTCTTAAAATATAGTTTTAAGCTAATATTATTATAAGCTAGTATACTATCAAAGGCATCTATTAAAAGTGTCTGAAATGGTCTTATAACTGTGTTATCCATTAGTATAGAAGCTGTCTTTAATTCATCAGCATTATTACCTAGTCCTGAACTATCCTTAATGCCTAATAGCATAGGACTTACAACCCTATGTGCTACCATAATCTTTTTACCACTTTCATCACTTAAAAATTGGTATTGGTTATGTGCATCACTTAATTGTATAGGCTCAATAGTTGCTGCGCTTTCAGGGTTATCATTAAACGCTAGAATAAACTTACCTGCATTACTACTACCTGAAAATTTTTGATATATTCTATTCTCTAGCATTTGACGTTCTTCAGCGTTTGGCGTACCATTGTTGAAGTTAATAAGCATACTAGGTGCTAGTCCGTTAAGTATGTTATTTAAGTGATAGTTAGATATTTCTTCTTCTAGTTCTGCATATTGTAGCCCACCTTGATAATCAGGACTTGAATAGTATTTATATCCTGCCCTATAAGGTTTAACGTATACTATCTCTATTGGCTCTTTAGAATATCCAAAAGCAGGTATTCTAGTACAGTCTTTTACGTTCTTAACTTTAGTCCAATCATCAGAGTAGTAATACGCTTCTATTTCTCCTTTATCGTTGCATTTTTCTGCTCTTAAATTCTCTACAGGTATATGTTCTACTCGTGCCACAGTCTTGCGGTCTTTTGAGTATATAACCTGCATTGAGCATTGACCCATTAATTTAAGGTCATAACATAACTTACGTACACAATCCTTATGGAACAAAGATACCATTTTAGCGTATTGTTCAGGCTTTTTATTGCTGTTTAAAGCATCTAAACCTTTGCCATATATCATTTCGCTAACTCCGTTAATAATAGCGTTGTTAGTTGGGCTTCCGTTGTAGCGGTCTATTAGATAACTAAAATAATTGTTATCAGCACCATAACTTACCCACTCCTTGTTTGATTTTTCTACAATTTGAGGACTTGTATAGGTACTTAAATTAACTACTCTTAAATCGTTCATAATATAATATAATCGTTATCAAAACTATCTTCTTGTACGTACTCATCTTTATTTATAGAGTAGTAATCGTTGTTAGTTTGGTTTATTGTTTGGTCGGTGCAAAATACTTTGTCTTTGTATATTACACTAGTTCCGTTTTTAACTTCTAATATGTAAAAATCGCCCTCTGTTAATGTACCAAAAACCGCATCAAAACTCATATAGTTTTTATCAGTAGATGCAGTTGGTGTTACACTTACATTAGTGCCTGTGCTTTCACTTGTTAAATTTACAGTAATTGCACCCTCAATATATTGTCTTGGTATTATCTTAAAGGTTTTATTACCACTTGTAGTTATTAGCTTCATATTAATATATAAACAAAACTAATTTATTTTGTATTGTATGAGTATAAAAAAAGGGCTATCCGTTAAGATAACCCTAAATTTAAAACCCTAATTTATTATGCAGTTGGGTCAATTTGTGAAGCTGAAGCATCAGCAGTAATAACTGCAGGTGTTACAAAATAAGGTGGTGCAGTTTCTTGTGCAACCGCTGTTATTGTATACCCTGTCAAATCTCCCATTGCTGCTCCTGTAACAATAGTACCCCCATTTACATCTGCTCCGTGTTCTAGTCCCATTACGAAATAGTTTCCGTTGTAGTCCTCAATACAAATGTGTGGTCTTGCGTGTGCAATTAGTTTAAGTTCTTCTTGTGTTGCTTTGTCTTGAAATGTCAAAGTTAAATTTAGTGTACTTTCGTAAAAAGTAGTACCATTTTCACGTGAAGAATTTATAGCAGTTTCTAGTGATGAATTACCTTTTACATCAAACTGAAACCAATCAGGAGTACCACTAAAAGCAGTAATTTCTCCTGCAGCGATGGTCGCATCGCCTAAAGTACCAAAATCAGCAAAGTAAATAGTTTTAATACCACCTACTGCACTTTTGCAAGGTACTTTTCTTCCTGTTGTTAATGAACAAGCCATATTTTTAAAGTGTTTTTAAATAAAAAAGGGTAGGCAGTTTTGCCCACCCCTTTCTACGTTAGTTAGTTAATTTATTATACTGTTCTGTAAACGATATCAGATACCTGAGCGTATTGTACGCCTGCAGTAAATCGCATAACTACTCTTACGTTTTGGCTTCCGTCAATTTCTTGCATATCTAAAACAGAAATATTGTTTAAGTCAGAAAGTAAAGAAGTTCCAAAGAATAAGTTAGATTTTTCAGCAGCGATAATTGTATCATCAGCAGCACCACGTGCAGGTACTACAGGGATACCATCAAAGAATAAGTTACCTAATACTTGGTTATTACCTTTGTTTTCATATCCGTTTGCACCAACTCCTGAAGCACCAAACCCACCTAAAGCACGTGTATAAGCACGTATTACGTTTGAAGCAGCATAGATAATTAAATCTTCGCTACCATAAACAGCAGTAGGGATAGCATCTACAACATCGCCTAATTCAGAAACAACGTTTGCAGGTGTTACAGCAGTACCTACGATATCTTGACCTGCAGGTAAATCAGTATCAGCAGCTAACAAAGTTGAAAACCCATCAAATTGACCTGAAGTTGCAGTTGAACCACTCCAAATGTTTTTCTCTGTTCTATCAGCTACTTTTGCAGCAACGTGTGCTAGTACAAAATCAGAAAATGAAGCAGGTAGGTTGTCATTCAATCCAAAGCCCATTTCAGCAGCTTGCCAAGAACTATGCAAATCTTTTTTGCAAAGGTCTAGGTTTACTTGAAACTCTTCAGGTTGTAATACTTTTTCTGTTAGTGTTAAAGTACCTTGTCCTGTTTGAAAATCACAAGAAGCATCTTTTACGATATCATCAGTAGATGCTTTTTGTAATACAGATTTAAATTTAACATTAGGCATAATAGTAATTAGCCCTTTGTCTAATGTGTCTGCAGATAGTAAAGCAGCAGCAATATACTTGCCACTAAATTCGCCTGCATAAGTTGTAGTAATTGATAAACTCATTTTATTTTAGTTTTTAGTTGTTTATTTATTTAGTTTTGAAAATACTTTATCTAGTGTGCTTAATCGTCTGTTAGGAGCGATATTGAATTTAGATAAATTTTGTTTTGTTTCAGGGTTTGCCTTAATTGGCTCTGCAGCAGGCTCGTTAAGTTCTTCCTGTACTTCTTCAGGTACTTCGCTTAGTTCCACTTTTTCGTGTTTGCAAAGTTCTTCAGTAATAAGGTTGCCTAGTTCGTCTGCGCTTAAGTCCTCTTTAGGCTCTAGCATTGCTTTGATTTCTTCAATCATTTCTTTAACCTCTGCTAGTTCTTCTTTAGTAGCATAGCCCATTTCTTCTTTTTCTTCTTCTTTAGCTTCAACTTCTACTTCTTCAGTTTCTTCTTCAGCTTCTTCAGTTTTGATTTCAGAAATAAGACCCTCTTCGGCTACTACTAAAATACGTCCGTCCTCTAGTTGGTATTCTCCAACAGGTACAGCTACTTTTTCATCTTCAGTAACAATAAAAATTTCGTTACCTGCTTCAAACGCTTCTGCTTCTAAAACAGTTCCGTTTTCTAACGCTTGTTGTTCTAGCTTAACTTCTTCGCTAAGGTTTAGAACGTCTTTGATTTTACTAATCATATCGTTTGTATTCATATTAATATATAATGGTTAAAAATTAATTTTGCATTTTTAATTTGCATCTTCGCAAGTTGTACAATCATCATAAGCAATAGATGCTGTATTTATATGTATTCCCTCTGAATGATGTTCTGCTGTTACTGTATAACAAGCGTTGTGATTATTCTCTAATGTTAAGTAATATGTCTTACCTACAATAAGCTGTGTATCGTGCATATGAACGTGGCGTGTATGTCCGTTAGAACATCTCTCAATTATATACCCATACCAAACACCACTTAAATCTTCGCCTGTAATTCTACCAATCCCTTGCGCTCTTAAACTACCATTACAACACTTTATTGAATAAGTATTGTCTTTGCATAAACAGGCTCTACGTCCACCCTTTGGGCTTGTTCTACTTGTTGCAAAAAACTTTTTAAATCTTCTCATTTGATAGGTATGCAGTTAGGTACTAGTTTTCCGTTTTTCATTTTCATTCCGTACTGCTCATATCCTGCGGTGCAAGGTGCTTTAAGGTCTATTAAGTCTAACTCTTTAAGTTTGCTTAATGCCCAACGCTTACCTGCTTTACCACCCCATAATAAATAAGATATAGTACCACAAGCCTTTGTATCGCTTTCATCGTAATACTCTTCTGCTCTAGACAAATAAGAATACATACGTTTAATAGTTTCTACGCTAATAGGTTTGCCTTGTGCTAATTGTTGCGCCCTTACCTTACCAACTTGTGTAGCACATTTGTTATCTACTTTTTCGTTTAGTTCTAAACCTCTTTTAGCATTGTTCTTCACTCCGCTTGGATAATCGGTGTAGCTTTCTAGTATCATCTTTTTACCACCCTTAACACGCTTATCTTTTTTTATAATGGCTCGTATCTCGCTAAGTAAATATTCTGCTTCGTCTTGGTCTATTTCTTTTAATAGTTCATCACTACTAAAATCGTTTATAGTTTCTTTTGGGCGTTCCATTTTATCAGCAAAATAACCCTCAATACTAAAGCCTTTTACTTTACCTGTCTTTACAAACTCATTCCATATTTGGTCATTATTAACCTTAACACTTCCTACCCACGTGCCTAAAGGTAAGTCCATTCCGTACTTTACGCTTTTATCGTGCACCTTATCTTCTACTATCCAACTTTCAACTAAACTAAGTCCGTTTATTTCGTATTGGTGTTCTAAGGTCGAATTGTTTTGTTTGCCTTGCATCAGGTACATTTGCGATGCTTTTAATACAGTATCTTTAGAAAAATATATATAATACTCATCTTCGCCATTACGTCTATATATAGGCTTGTTTGGTATTAATAACGCACCCATTAGAATACG